CATAATCAACATCAAAGAAACGGGTACAAGCCCGAGTCACTGAAGTGGAGCCACAACATGATTCTTGTATGTGTGCAGAAAGCTCCAGGAGGTCCTCTATTGTGCAATTATATCTATTGCATATTGATTGGGACTCAACTCGATAAAAAGATTTGGTTAATTCGCGTTCTATAACTGAGACCTTGTAGTCCTCCTTGCGGGGCGTGTTATAGCGCACTCTAAGACTGTCCACTATAATACTAGCGGGTTCGTGGACAAGCCCTGCCACAACTCCTGACAAATAAATGTCTGTTCGTGTGTGCCAAGGCATATTCTTAAAGTCTTCATTTGACACTGCTATTGTGTCGTGTGTCAGATCCACATCCAATTTGCCAAAACCTCTAAATATTGACCCATAATTTTGTGAACTATGATAAAGGCCATCTGTGCACATCATTGGTGAGTGCTTGAGGAATTGAAACTTCTCAGGTACTAAGGTTCCCTGCACGTAGCAACTGGATTGTGTTACTGCGTGGCCAACTGCAGCATACCCCATTTGCAGGGCATGCTCAATATCCATCCCAAGGGTTAGATAGTAAAAAACTGAAAGAATTGCAGAGAAGGCTATGCAAAAATTCAGTATAGTGGTTAAGACCGTGCCGGATCCTTCAAAAGGCCCGCCAACTACAACCTTGATTATTTCTTCTGGATTATAAGGATTAACATTTATTAATGGCAACATACATTGCTTAACTAAACCAAGTGCCAAAGCGGGCTCAAAACCACACATACACATGTAAGCTAAGAAAAAAGTTCCATAAGAATTTGAAGAGTCATTGGATGATATGTCACCATTTATAGCGAAAGGAACTCCATTGATCCGACCGGCCATACACATGTCATCGCTATATATAACAGCAAAAACATGATTTGGTTGTGAGGTTGCCTCTATGAGTAATCGAAATATCTCGTCGAGGGCATCAGACTTCGGTTTTGAGAAAACTAGAACGTCCAAGGTAATACCATTACGTTGGTAATGATGATGGCCATTAATACACATTTTAACGTTCTCTGGGAGCTCGTTGGCAAACATACAGCCAGCTTCATATGAGACGAATAGCCGTGGTACTTTGCCAGGTTTAGCCAATTCTTTTTTGACTGCAGCATTAAGTCTACGAACTAGATGGTCTTCAGTATCATGAATTTTAGCTCCTCGAATATATGCTTTTCTTAAAGCGGCTTTAACATGAGTTATGTTGGCACAAAATTCACGACTAAGAATAGGCTCCATAACAGTTAAAAACATATCAAAACCTTTATAATAGGCCCAACTACTACGTGTTTTAACGTCATCACATAGGTGCTGGATATGCGTCCTATGACACGAGTCGACGAATTCACGAACAAGTGGTGCAATAAAATCATGACACGGTCCGTGAATATTAGGGCGCCGAATTGGTGGGGCTGGCTTACCAACAGCTTGCCAAAACTTCGGTATCAATCCAGGATCAAAAGTGGAATTTATTCCAAATTGCTCAGTAACTGCACATGCCATGTCTAATTGGTTGCGTCGTAAATCAGCTTCTGTATCTTGATCTTCCCTAACAGCACACAATCTTTTGATGGCTTGACACATATTGCGTGGAGTGTCACCGTACTGAGTAAACCGGACATCGCCCTCAAATGACAACAACTGAGTCTGTCTGAAACGATTTGGTGGCTGTGGAACATCTAGAGTATCAAACTCAGGTCTGCCTGCAGCGTCCAGATGAAAACCCTGACCCTCAAACTCGACACCATGACGGACTTCCCATTGTTTCGGAATTTCACACTCAACACCTGGTATAATACTAGGATAATAATCATGGTGGAGACCTTGAATGTATCTTTGCTGTTGAATAAGACCTTCACCATTCATTGTTTTTCGCATAAAATCATTCTTAGATGAAACCATAGTGGCTTCTTGGAAGCATGTCTGATGTTTGATGAACTCAATTGTTTCTTGACGCAACCCGTCATCTAAACGTGGGTATTTCCTTAGCGAAATACTGACACAATTACTATGAAAGTTTTCAGAATACCGTGAGGCAGAGACATTAATCTTCATTAAAGTGACTAGTGGCACAAAAACCCGTTGAAAAGTTTTTTCTTGAAAATTAAAACCGTCCCAAGTGAATGGTGGTACTCGAAATTGAAAAATAAAATCCATAGCTCTCAATGGTCGACCTTTACCTTCCTGCGTCATGTAATATCCTTCATGTGTTGATATAACATTGGGAATAATATCACCTACATTAACAACCTGATCAGCAGTCTGAGCAACTAGACCATCAGGTGACATGAGTAAATGTGTGAACATGGATCGCACTGAAACACAGACTTTCTTTGGTTCTGGTGGCGGGTCTGCTCGAGCCTGTTGGGCATTACGTGCAGCTCTACGACCAGCTCCGCGATTACCATTACCAGCTGCGCGCTGTTGATAACCACCATTTGGAGGATCTTGCCTACCAGGGTTGTTAGCCCCTTGCAGGACTCGAAGTCCTTGCACAAGCCCATTTTGACGGCCATTGGGCGGGCCGTTTACATTCTGCTGTGGTGGTGGTCGATCCAAATCATCAGTATTTGTGGCTTCTCCATTATTTCCATTTAGCTGACTTGACACCTCATGAAAATTAATAAAAGCATCACTTGAACTTGGGAAATCATCATCAGAACAATAACCACTGTTATTATAATAATAATCATAATCATCATAATTTGGCTCATCAGTTGGTGACTCATAAAAATCAGGTGGAGCCCAATCTGTTATATTCTCATCCCATGGTATATAATCATCATCAAGAGGATCATCATCACCAACAAAGTCGTGAAAATCATGATCTGAGAATGTATCATCATCTAGAACAGGTTCAACCCTTGGGTTGTTAATTGCTTCAAAGATGATTGTGAATGGATAAAATGCTCTATCATCCTCATTAGTAGCTTCCCCATTACTACCATTCAAACTACTGACTAAACTGAAAAAATGAAAGAGATCAAAACTACGTAGAACCAAAATATGAAATACAACCATTACTATACAAAATGAAAAAATTAAATATGAATAAGCTTCGGCAACCATAAAGGCTCCTGCGAACATGTAACAAAATCAAAAATTTGCAATTCTATTATTTAAACCAAGACCATAGCGATTAGCAATGGCTCTAGCGCCTACTGCCATGACTTTTCTGCCCGTGTCCGACTTGGCCATTTCAGAAATATAATTAACACCTCCCGTAATATACTGAGCCCAAGGTACATTGTGGGCATGTGCCAGGAGTGTATCAACTGTATGTCCAGATTTTGGTGCTAAAGTTTCTGATGTCAAGAAAACACCTGTACCAGTAAGAAGTGAAGGTTGAACTTCAATATGAATGATGAACTCCGCGTCGACGACAGATCCGGTACAATTTGTAAAGTGAGCAACACAAGATGACCAACCAAGACCCAATTGATCCATATCTGGTGCTCCTCCTTGACCAGTTGCACTAACAGAAGTAGCACCAGTCGTCATCAGGATACCATTGTCAGAAACACTTTGGGTGCTGTTGATGTCACCATTAGCATAAGTAGCTCTAAACTTCAAAAAATCAGCTGACACAGGCTTGCAACGCAATTCCAAATCTTGACGAATCAAGATTGGCACTTCAGCCTGCTCACTACCTGGTAACTCGGCAATTGAACCAGAGTCCAACAAAGCTGCTGTGGTACCATAAGTTAAACGCTGACCAACTGATGATGTCTTCAGAACAGTTGCAGTGTTCAAGGTGTTATAACCACAGCCATGATCAATATTGACAACTGGTGCAAAAGTAAGCCGGCCGGCAAGAGCTGTAATAGATCCAGCATTACGATATCGCATACCTGCAGCCACTACCCTGATTGAGCTAAAAGCACTAGCCATGCTATTAGGAGTGGACGCACCATATAAAAATGTGTTAACAGCATATGATGCTAAACTACTTGATGAAAGTGATGCAGCATTACCATTGAAAGCAGCAATATCAATAAATGTTAATATTGGATCAGGTGAAAAGGCTAAAGTCCAACTGCCTGTGGCAGCATTCATGACAACATTGCCTCGCAATCTGTATGGGATAGTTGGGAAGCTAAAATTGTCTGGAATTCTAGCACCACAGGCATTAGGGTTGAAAGGCTCTCTGAGTGCTAAAGCCCAACGAGCATCTTCTGACATTGCATTAAAACCAGTTGAGTTTGTGAGCTTCATTCGTCTAACTGGTTTTGAAATACGGCTTATGTTGGTGACAGCAACTTGCAACTTCTGACGACGTGGTTTCTGGCGAAGTGTTACCAACTGTCGGTTTTTACGAACCTTCTTAGTTAATAATTGGACTTTAACACCACCTAGTAATCTAGGATAAACAAATATTGTTTCATTAAATTGCAGAAGATCAGATGTGCATGCTCTATCAATACGAGCATCACCAAATGCAATAGAAACAAAGAGCTCCATTACTGGTGCAGTCAAATTAGCGTTGCCATAACGACTTGACGACCCAATAACGTAACGTACACAACCAGAATAAGGGTGTTTCGATGGGCACAACAGGTCCATAATACACTGCTTATCCTTATAAGTAAATTCTTCAAAATCATCACAACCTTCTGGGCAGTCACCATCCGAGTCTGCATTCGGAGTTAAAAATTCAGCAGTAACTTCACCAGTGTAATACTGCTGTTTGGTGGGTCGCGGTACCCATCCTTCGGATTTTAACGAGTCTTCACACTCGTTTATCTTTTCTAAAGATAAAGAAAAAGGAGCATAACATTGACTATCATCCATCTGCTCAAAGGATGATTGGGTCTGGTTGGTAGCCTCTCTGTGCACATTAATCTCGCCAGTGGTGTACATAAGATCAATAGAGAATTTCCCGCTGTAATCTGCGAGAGTACTTACCCATAAAACAACTCAAAGAGGCTAGAAATCGATATTAAACTACCAGTAATAAAATCTCACCTTCGCCATAGCACTACCAATACTATTGAACCGCATTGTGTATTTACAGTTCGTGGCTAATCAATACCCGCTTTTACAGGTATGAATGACAGGGACCTCCCCCTGCGTGAAAACCCCTTCCGGCACCATTGAATGTAGGTGGAAGTGGAAATATGCAAAGCCCGCAATCGTTTATCGAGCCCCACAGAGATAATATTATTAGGATGCCATATTCAATAAGGCCTGAATGGTTATGCTCAAAGATGAGTGGGTTAACTCATCTGAGTGGTGAAATAAAATAACCAAGTAAAGTAAAATAAAATAAATGTATACAAATAAAATATTTATACATTTTGCTGCCCCTCCTTCGCAGCAAATCATGCAGTCCAATTGTGACTACCCTGTCCCTTCGCGAGTAAACTCAAGCTATGCCTTCCAGGCGCGGGTTACACCAACTCTCCTCTGAATGAGTTGATGGAAA